TCTACGTTTACAACTTCAAATTCTTCTGTAATGAATTCTTTTCTCTTTAAAAGATTTTTACTTCTCTTACATTCGTAAGCAGTATTTTGTCTTACCATTTGACCTTCATAACCTGCTTCCGTATACTCACCATACATCTTATCGATATCGGCAGTAGTATCAGTTTTAGCAGTTTCAACAATTTTGATTTTAGCATCAACTGGTAAATGCTTTACTAAGAAATGCATTCTTTCAATGAAAGGCATATCAGGAGCATCAGCATCAAACATATCGTAAATATGATACTCAACTAATTCTGCACTTTCGGCAATTTCTTCTGGTCTACATTTTACTTTTCTAACAAGTGAAACAATCTTTTGAAAATCTGATTTAAGTTCGTGATTGTATAATTCACCATCTAGTGTAATACTAGGATAATCTTTGATAAAATCTTTTAGTGCATCAGCGATATGAGGACAACTATTGATAGGCTTACCACTTCTTGAATTCATACCGTGATTGTTAACTAAGCATCTGATACCATCTAGTTTAGGTTGTGTATAACCTGATGTTACAGGAGTTTTAGTAAAATCATTTGCCAACATAGGCTTGAACAATTCATAACTATCTACGTCTTTGACGTTTTCAAAATATTCTTTATCTGCTTTTTGATCCCAACTTGACTTTGCCTCTGCCATTGCTTGAGTTTTAGCAGTAGTACCGTTTGCCTTACCTACGTTTTTAGCAACTGACATATTCCATTCACTAGTAACTTTTTGACCATCAACTAAACCAGCGATAGTTCTAGTACCAGCAACATCATCAGAATCAAAACCGTATTGTACTGTCCAAATTCTTAGTTTACCTTTTGTATCTCTTTTATATAGACTTGTAAGACTTTCGATATTTTTCATATATTCCTCTCTTAAAATATTGATACAATCATACCTATGATACCAAGTATCAACCAAACATAGAACGTTAGTTTCGCACCTGCCCAAAGACATTTGAATGGGAAAAATAACAGTTCTTGCATAAATTCTCTCTCCTAACTATACTATTATAATAGCACAATTCTTGATTCTGTCAAGTTTATTGACCATAGTTTTCACAAGTTTTGCCTCTGCAAATTTCAATCCAATTTCTTTCAGGCTTACCATTGATAACTTTTAATTTAGCAAGAACAATTTTCTTAGCCGTAAAAGCACCTAGTCCTGAAAAATCATTTAAGAATTTTTCACAGTTTACTTTTAGTTTAGAACAACTACTTGCTCTTTGAATATCACTATAGTAAGCAGTTTCATCTTGTATTTCTTTTTTAATTCCGTTTCTATACAAACCCCATTTGAAACCTAATTCTTCATTAAGAGGGTTGATATCACCAGCATAAGAAATTAGAAGTTCTTCATTGATCCAAATTCTAAAAATTTCTTCGCCCTTAACCATATTGATTTGCATAACAACATCTAACCATTTGTCTCTGAATCTTTTGTCGTTTTCAAACTCTACACTAAAGTTGTTTTCAAATGAACATTCTTTATTTGAAGATGCATTTTCATAATTTCTCATCCAACACAACCACTCACCATTATCTACTTGTAATGAAAGTCTACCATTTGTAATATTAAATGAAAAAGCAGGAGCACCTTGAGAACCATTGTATCTAGGTTTTAAATCATAAAAACTTGTTGTGTGATTAGGACTTCCTATGTTGCTTGGAATAAACATTGATACTTTGTACCAATATTCTTTTCCATCAAGCATTTCTTTTTTCCATTGCTTTTCTTGAATCTGAATTCTTTGAGCCTTACCAAAGCCCATATCTCTACCCCAATCTTTTGGGTGACCTTTATCGTCATATGACAAAGTAATTTTAACTGCATCACGTCCGTGAAATTTATCAAAGACAAGTGTATCGTCTTTTTTAACATTACGGTCTACCCAATCCATAAGATTGGCAGTTTTACTATCCATTATTGTTTTAAGATTTTTCTTGCTATAACCAGAATCTGCTAACGCAGAGGTTGTAAACAAAAGACTTGCAATTAAGATACTTCTCAACATTATTAATCTCCTCACTATAAGATTAATATATCACGAAACTCTAATTTGTCAAGTTTTGATGTCTTCTCTATTCTCTAGAATCTTGTCAATTAAGCCATATTTTAAGGCGTCTTTTGGGGACATAAAATTGTCTCTTTCCATATCAGCATAGAAATCATCATACGTTTTCGCTTTAGAGTTGTGTTTTACGTATATATTGATAAGTCGTTCTTTGACTTTCATAATCTCTTTTACTTGGATTTCCATATCAGTTGCTTGACCGCCTGCTCCACCACTAGGTTGATGAATCATATGTCTTGAATGAGGTAACATATATCGTTTGCCAGGTGCACCTGCTTGTGCTAAAAGAGAACCCATACTACACGCCTGTCCTAAGACCATTGTTGATACTTCAGGTTTGATGAATTGCATAGTATCATAGATAGCCATTCCAGCCGTAACTGCACCACCAGGAGAATTGATATAGAAATGAATATCTTTGTTTGGATTTTCTGCTTCCAGAAATAAGAATTGGGCACAAATCAAGTCAGATTGATAATCATTGACTTCACCTGTAAGAAATATAACTCGTTCTTTGAGCAAACGTGAGAAGATATCGTAACTACGTTCTCCGTTTGCAGATTGGTCTACGACCATTGGTACTAAGTTAGGCATAATTTTATTTATTCTCCTTGTAATTTGTATATTTTACAAAATTCTATCATAAATGTCAACCTAAAAGTTCGAAGTTTATATGTTGATAAATACTCTTAATATACAAAGAGAATTACAATGGCACGTTTTATAGGTTTTAGTACAAAGAATAAATCAGCGATTAATCATACCCTAACAGGTAGAGAATTAGTTGTAGAAGATTTAATGAATCATATTATGACTCGCAAAGGCGAAAGAGTTATGATGCCTACATATGGCTCTATTATCCACGATATGATTTTTGAACCATTGACTGCCGAAACAATTACTCTTATAAAAGAAGATTTAACAGGGATAGTAAATGATGATCCTAGAGTAGAATTAGATAGTATCAATGTCTCAGATAGTGAACATCAGATAAACGCATCAGTAAGAGTTAATATTCTTCCAACCAAAGAACCAGTCACACTAGAGATAGACTTACAGAGAGAATAATATGAGCCAAGAAAGAGTTGATAAGTTATTTGCGAGTGAAAGTTGGACGGCTGTTTATACTGCATTTACACAAGTTAGTTTACAAGCCTATGATTTCGATAGCATTCGTGAAACACTTCTAGGATATATTAACGCAACGTATCCAGAAAAATTTAATGATTTTATTGCAAGTTCAGAATTCATTGCAATTCTAGACCTTGTTGCATACTTAGGTCATTCCTTAGCATTTAGGAATGATATGAACACACGTGAAAACTTTATGGATACGGCAGAACGCCGTGAAAGTATTTTGCGTATGGCAAAAACACTAGGTTATATCAAAACAAGACCAATCAATGCTAAAGGTCTTATGAAGATTACAAGCATATCAACTACAGAAGATGTTGCAGACAACGAAGGCAATTCTCTCGCCGGCTCAGTCGTTAACTGGAACGATGGTAATGATGTTGATTGGTATGAAAAATTTATTACAATTCTAAATGCATCTTTTAATAAGAATACAAAAATTCAAGATCCAAGTGCAACATTAAATATTTCAGGTGTTGAAAACTATCTTTATGAAATTAATGAAAACTTAGATTCTAAATCTATTGCATATGCATTTACAAGTCCTATAGCAGGATCAGAAAGAAGATTTGAGGCAGTACGTACAGTTATTGAAAATGATAAGATTGTTGAAGGCGAACCATTAGAAAGTAAAAACTTTACAATCTTAAACAGAAATGATAACTTAGGTCCAGCATCAGACAGAACAGGTTTCTTTGTAACTGCAAAAGCAGGTCAGTTACAATTTGAGAATTTTAAATACTCACTTGAATTATCAAACAGAGTTGAAGAAATTGATAACGTTGATATATCAAATTCAGATGTTTGGGTTCATAAGTTAGATACAAGTTTAGGTTATGAATCAACTGTAACAAAAGTTGATAATGAAACACGTGAAACTGCAATTTACAATTCACTAAGAACAGGTGATGGTAATTTAGTTCACGTTACTACAAATGAAAATAACTCTATTCAATTAAGATATCCAGATGGGATATTTGGTAATGCGGCTTTTGGTGATTATCGTGTTTGGTACAGAACAGTTGCTAACGAAAACTTTACAGTAAACTCAGGCGACATTGATGATGTAACAATTTCGATTCCATACATTGGTGCAGACGACCAACCATATAGACTTTCACTTACATTAGCAAGTACACGTGACTTTGCTGAAAACTTTGCAGGTGAAACATTTGCAAGTGTTAGAAGAATTTCACAAAGAGCCTATTATGCACAAGACAGAATGGTCAATGCTCAAGACTATAACATTTATCCATTAACATTAGGAAACAATGTTGTATCAAAAGTAAAAGCAGTTAATACAAGTTTCGCAGGTCTTTCTCGTTTCTTTGAAATGGACGATGTATTAGGACATCATTCAAATCTAGCAGTTACAGGAACAGACGGTTCAATCTTTATGGAAGATGAAACTACAATTATGTCTTTGAGATTTAATCGTAACAGTGGTAACAGTGATGACTTTATTAGAAATGAATTAATCAAAGCAATTAAGCATCCTGCATTAATGAATTTATTTTACACAAAATATCAAAACAGTACAAGTGTAAATGTAGTCGAAAACAAAACATATGTAAAACACGAAACAAATAATTTACAACTTACATTCACAGTTCCGATAGAATGCGAAGTAGGTGACTTTGTAAAAATACAAGGTGACTCTGGTACAGAATATTATGCAAAAGTTATGAGAGTTGTTTCTACTGATCCAGGTAGTATTATTCTTGATAAAGTTATTACAGAAAATGGAACATTAAAAACTACAATCAAAGGCTATAGAACAAAATTTAGAAATGATACAGGCTATGAAGAAATAACAAATATCAAAACTAAAGTTGATGATTTAAGTCAAACATCTTTTACATTACATTACAGTTTACAACCAAATTCTACATCTAAATGGATGTGGAAAGTTTGGGATGGTGTAGAAAATATTTCAGATAAAGTAAAAGTTTCGTTTACTTATAATCCAGGTATAAGACAAAACGAGGCAGAATACTCAGCATCAGTTGTTGGTAAAAGAGTTGTATTTGAAAGTTATGACCAAGTTAAGTTTTATTATGGTAACAAAGAAATGGTTGTTGATAATGAAACTAACTTAGCAGAAAGAGATAAAATTTTAATTAACTATTATGATGGTGGTAGTGTTTCTACATCACCTGATACATTGTCATCTGATGAAATTACAGTTGGATATGCACCAGTATCAAACTATCAAGACGATGGTTCGGGAGGTGCAACATTTGATGCAGTATACCAATACACCGGTGCAGAAGTAACTTATGACTTTGTTGAAAACAATCCAGTTGTTCAAAGTTCAGAATATCAACATTATCTAGTATCTCCTGCAGGTATAGAATATGAATTAGAAGAAAGTGAAATAATTGCACCTGCAAGTCCTAATCATATTATTGGTGAAACACCAGCATATACTTTGAATTTAGCAGTAGCAGATATTACAAAATATGTTTCTTCAACAACTGATATAGCAATAGACGAATCAGTAGCAACATCAAATGAAATATATGTTGCTGGAGACCAGATTCCAATTATAACAGAAACAGATGCCGCCAACGTTGCAAACTCAGCCGCATCATTTAGTACAGTTTCGAATTCAGACATAACAGGAACTTACAATTTCAAAGGTAAACCATCAACAACTTATTTTGGTTCAGCACCTACAACAGGAAACTTTTTCTGGACAGATGCTAGTGAATTACCATCAGGCCAAACAGCCTCAACTGCAAGTGTAGGTATGACAGGTGTTGTAACAGATTTTATTACACAATTTAATGGTGCAACTAATCAATGGACATTTACGTATCCAAATAACTCTGGATTAACAAGTGCAGATAATACAGAAAACGATGTTAGATTTAAACAAACTGCATATGGTGAAATTACATTTAATAATTCATCAGGCGTGTCATTGACAAGTACAAATATGCTTTTATATGATAACAATAATAATATTATCGACAAGGCACATACAGAATTAGTTGACTTGGGTTCAAACAATTTTAAAGTTATATTCTGGACAATAGATCCAGGAATTAGTAGTTTGATTGATGTTAAAGTAGGTGATGGTTCGCAAACAACATCACTAGGAGAGTTTGCAGTAAAAGTTGTAGCAAACTGTAATATTGCAAAACAAGTACAAACTCAAACTGCAACATACAAAACAAAAGCGGCTTATGTATATGATGATTATACAACAGGAACAGGATACTTAAATCACGCAAGAGTTAAACTTTTAACACTTGATACAGAAAGTAATCCATATGGTATATTAGAGATATTTAAAACCACTACAGATACATCACGTTATGTTGTAGAAAGTTATATAAACACAAATAACATTGCATTAGAACGTGCATCTAAAATTGCAACTGCTGGACCAAACGTAGGAACATCAACTAACCCTATTCCAGAAGGCACAAGACCTGAATATCAACTTTGGTATAACACAGATAACGGTGATTGGTATAGTTACGTTGCAGGACAATGGACAACTTCTTTCACATATAGTGTAGTAGAACCAGGTTGTATTTACGTTGGTGATATAAAATACAAAGTCGTAGATGGTAAGAGTTTCACAGAAGACAAATTTATGAGTTATAGATGGGATCATTATGCAGACTTAGATAAGAGAATTGATCCAAGTACAAGTAATATTGTTGACATTTATGTTCTTACAAGTGATTATGTAAGACGAGTTAACAAATGGGTTGCAGGAGGATTTAAAGAAGAAGTTCCGATTGCACCAAATAATTTTGAATTAAAATCTATGATGAATTCCATTGAACCTAAATCTGCAATCGCAGACCATATCAGTTACATTCCAGTAACATTTAAATATCTGTTTGGTTCATTTGCTAAACCAGAAAATCAAGCAGTATTTAAAGTTGTGAAAAAATCTGGAACTGCGTACACAGATAGTGAAATTAAAACTGCGGTATCGGCAAAAGTTAATGAGTATTTTGATTTAGACAATTGGAACTTTGGTGATACATTCTACTTCTCAGAATTGGCATCATATTTACATCAGCAACTTGGAGATTATATTGCGAGTGTTATAATAACACCTAAGTTCTCAACAAGCGGTTTCACAGATTTACTAAGTATAACAAGTGATCCAAATGAAATTTTCTTGAGTGTGACTTCATCATCAGACGTTAAAGTTATCTCAGCAATATCACAAACAGAACTACAAGGCGAGGATGTAACAACTTATGGCCAATAAAATTTATGATTTTCTACCGGGACATTTAAAGAATAGTGAACTAGAAACTATCTTTGAAACCACTTTAGAAAGAGTCTTTTCAAAAGGCTCTATGGACAAAACTATTGCGTTTGTTGGTAGAAAAGAAAAAGGCATAAACTCAAAAGAAGATAGATATCTTACTTTTCCTCCTCACGCACATACACGTGAAAATTATGGTCTAGAACCTGTATATTCAAGTACAGGTGATAAAGTATATTATGAAGATTTACTAAATGCATTATTCAATAAAGGTGCATTAACAAATGACCATAGAAGATTATTTGATACACCAAAAACAACTTTAAACATTCCTATTGATATTGATAAATTTGTTAACTGGTCAATGTATTATTTTGTTGAACCAAGTTTTGACGCATCAATTACAGGTAGTGATTATAGACACTATGTTACAATAGGAAGGGAAGCATCTAATAACTGGTGGAGCAATAATAACGAATGGTATCATTATAATGATATTAAGAATTTAATTACAGATGATAACTTTCATTTAATACATCAAGCAAAAAGACCTATCATTGAATTTGATAGTGGACTTGAACTTACAGATCCAAGAGTATCAGAAACTAGTTGGGCTTTTCCTGAGTTTAAATTATATGATGCAGATAATAATTATACTAGAGATTCTAAACTGTTTACATATGTTCAAGGAGATGCAAATCTTTACAATGCAGATACAGAATTACTTTTTACTCCTTTAGTAAAATCAGGAGATTACAATAGTGAATATATTTTTACTATTGATATGTCAGATACAGAATCATACAAGTTAAACACAGATTACAAAAAATTATATATCAGTACAGTTTTTAATTATAGAAACTTTAGACAAGAGTTTGGTAGAGACCCTGGAACTGAAATAACTTTATCACAAGCACCTAAGACAGATTTGACTATAGATGTTTATGTTGAAGGTATTAGACAAGTAGAAGGTTATACTATTGCAGGCAATGTAATTACTTTTGACGAAGCACCAGAAGGTTTTGTGTATGTTGATGTTTGTACTAAATCAAACGTAGTAACTGATGGAGATAAAGGTTTTCAAAGAATACATCACTCATTAGAATTTAATCCAGATAATGAATCATATGAAAATACAAACATAGAATATTCTGTTTGGTATGAACACTTTTTAAGAATATTAGAAACTGTTATATCAACAGGTGAGGCTAATGGTGATAATAACTATAGAAATATAGGTGACAATTCTTTAAAAACTAGACACAATAATTTAGGTAGTGTACTAGTAAAAAATAGTATCGATATCAAAGACGGTTACTTTTCAATAACACGTGATGATTATGATCCTATAAAAGCATTTGAATTTTTATCAACTGTTTATCAAGGTTATAAAAACAAACTAGTAACTACAATAAGAGATATTTTAGATAGCACAGGAAGTGAATCAAAATCTGACTTAGTTATATTAGAAGAGGCAATCAGAACAATATCACTATCTAAGAAAGATAGTATAAGTGTTTTTGATGGTTTAAAAATGATTAACTTTGGTGAATTGTATTCACATTATCAAGAAGAAGAAATTTCTATTATAGCACTTGCAACTGAACAATTTGTTCCTAGTTCATTAGGTACAATTTCAGATGACGAATCAGTTTCTATTTTCAAAAACGGAATATTACTTAGACATAGGTTAGATTATAGTATTTCTGCAACTGGTAATGAAATAAACTTTACAGATGCACTAAGTATGGCAGACACAGTTGTTGTCAGAAAGTATAGTTCTTGTGAAGAAACTTATATACCACCAAGTGCAACTTTCTTAAAAATTAATCCTGCTTATATGCCACAGATTGGTATACCAGATAGTAATTACGATACGACAGTACAATTTATTCAAGGACACGATGGTTCTTTAACACCAGCATTTAATGACAGAACAGATAACATTTTATTAATGTTTGAAACTCATATCTGGAACAGATTAGAAAATAATGTTACAAGAACAAATACAGACAGATACAATTATGGGTTGTATAGCAGAGCATCAGATGATTGGGATCCATCAGAAAGAAAATACACAATGTATCCTTTCTTCAAAAAATGGATGATTAGAAATAATATTGATGATTTAAGTAATACAATTTATGATCCTAATGACTGGAAAACTTGGAACTATAGAACTATAAATTCAGAGGCATCAGGTCATTGGCGTGGTGTATATCAATATGCATATAATACTGATAATCCACTTGTTCAACCTTGGAAAGTTATAGGTCTATCACAAAAGCCTGATAACTTTGATACAACATATGGAAGTGATTATACTACAGTTGCTTTTTGGAATTCACTATTCACTGCAAACAATATAACAAACACTCCTATACCAGTTGATGCAAATGGTGACTTGAGAACAATAGATGATGCATTTTTTAATAACAGTATTACAAATGCTGAAATAGGTATAATGGATGAAGATTGGGAATTCGGTGATGGGTCTCCTGTTGAAATGGCGTGGAGACGTTCAAGTGAACTTCCATTTGCTGAATTTTTATTAGCAATGTTGACAAAACCATTTAAGATTTTTTATGAGTACAAAGATGAAATTTACCAAGGCGTATCGATTTATAATTCAAGAGAAGGATATGATACTTCATCTATTGCATCAGAAAAAGCACAATACGAATTTAAACTAGGAAGTAAACTAGGTGGTTTTGTAAACAACTTTAAACTAATGGCAGAAAATACGTCATTGACAAATAGTAAATTTACAGAAATACCAAAAGATAATTTCGATTTAGTTATTCATTCTGGTGAACCAAACAGAAGTGAATTCTTTAGTGCAATACTAATTGAAAAAGTTTCTTTAGATGCATCATATCCAACTTATGATATTGCACAAACGGCAAATTATTTACAAGGCGATATTGTACTTAATAATGCAGATGGAAAATATTACAGAAGAAGATATACAGGACAATCTACAAAAGAATTAAATCAAACTATCGTATTTGATTATAGTCAATGGGTTATGATTTCTCAACCTAAGACAAGAAACTTTGGATATAAAGTTCAAGGGTATGATGATATAAATCCTACATTCTTTGCAATGGAATGGGATAAGGCAAGTGGTGCCAAATCATTTAATACTAAAGGTGATAGAATGAATCTTAATGAGTGGCAAGAAGGTGAATTCTATAGATTAGATAGTTACATAAAATATAATGGTCAACCTTTTGTATGTTTGAGAGAACACACATCTACTACACTATTCGATGATAACGTAGAAGATTGGAAACAAGTTTCAGAATGGCCAAGAGAAAATATCGTAACTGCTAATGGATATAAAAAATTTCAAAACGACCAAGTTAAATCATACAATTATGGAAAAGTATTAACAAGCATAGACGAAGTTGCTCACTTGATGTTAGGTTATCAAGAATATCTAAAACTTATAGGTTGGGGATTTACAGACCAAGACGATGAAGGTAATGTAATTGATTTCGAACAATTATTATACAAGTTTTTAGAATGGTCTACAGAAAGTCATACATTAGGAGAATTCATTACTCTGTCTCCAATGTTAGTCACAGGTAGTTTTACTGCACCATATGGTGTGGCAACAGTTGCAAGAGAAACACATAAAAACTTTTATCGTGTAGTTGATGCATCAGGAAGACTAGTACCAAATACAGAAATTAAATTTAATACTGACGGTAAAACAATTCACTTTAATAGTAATGTTCCTGTGTATGGTATGAAAATAGATATACAAGATGTTGAACACGCATTCGTTATAGATAGAGTTGATAGTTATGGCGACATTATCTATGATCCTAAATTACACAATAGAAATTTAAGAGTTAAGATTGATTGTAACAGAACATCAAATTGGGATGGAACATTAACAGTTGATGGTTACTTAACATATCGAAATGAGTTAATACCTAACTTTGAAACTGTTACATCAGATACAAAATTTTATAGAGATACATTAGTAGACCAAAACTTAGAAATAGTTAACAGACTAAAAGAAACACAAATTGGTTTTAACAAAAGAGACTATCTCGCAAATCACGGAGTAGAAAGAGAAAGTGCATTAGACTTTTATAAAGGTTTCTTAGCACATAAAGGATCTAACTCCGCAGTTAACAGAATTATTAATAACAACGGCAACTTTAAAGATATAACTCATAAAGATATATGGGCATATAAAGTAGGTGAGTACGGGCATTTATTAACTGGATACGAGGCAAAGAAAACTATTAATACAGTTGACATTGTTAGTGATCCACATACTGTAATGTTCAATCCTATTGAAGTACCGTTTAGTAAAAGAGCATTACCAAAACAATTTCCAATTAAAACTACAGGGTATGTAGACAGTGAAGATGTAAACTATACAGTAAAATCAGAATATGATTTAGAAAATATTAAATCAAATTTATTAGAAGGCGATGTTGCTTGGATACAATTTGATCCTAACAGAGAATGGGATGTTAGACGTTTAAGTGAAGTTGCCGAGATTGCATACGTAGGTGAAACATCAGATAATCAATTATATATAGGTTTAACAAATCAAATTGACACTACAGAAAGTGTTTATATTAAAATTAGAAATGAAACTATCGATCCAGAAATTGCAGATTATTATTATCTTGTAAGTAACGGAACAAGAGAAGTTGATGGTGTAACTGTTTATGAATATCTAGTATTTGAATTAAACTATGAACCATTGATTGTTGAGATTGATAGTTCAACATCAAATAGTTTATTTGTTCCTACTTCATCACAACAAGGTGTTGAAGCAATTGGTACAGTTAGTAATCCAGTTATAGCATCAGGAGATACATTAGTTGTTGCAGGTGAAACGTTTACATATACACCAGGAACAGGAAGTGTATCAAGTGGTATTTTGATTGGTGGTCAAAGTGCAACAGTTGATCCTTCTGTTTCTCCAGGTGAACAAATAAGAATTATTGTTTATAACAATCAAGGATTAATTCAGAATACAAACACTGTTGTTACATTTACAGGAACTGTAGCAACTGGTCCTAACTCATTAACTTCAAATCAAGGTGACCAAGTAACAATAGACGGAACAACTTTAACAGTTGACTTTAGTTCAGTACAAGCAATTAGTGAAACATCTACTGTATCAGAATCTACAAGTGTAACTGCTGGCAAAACTATTATTGTAGATGGCACTACCAAAACATTTGCAGATATTTCTGTAACTGGAACAGTGTCAGCGCCTACTATACCACAAAACAAACCATTCCAAATCAATGGTACAGTTTTATCTCTAACATCAGGAGATGATGTTGATGCAGTTATAACTAACATTAATACAAATATTGTAAATGTTATTGCAAGTAAAACTGCAAACGATGAATTAGTATTAGATACAACTGCTGGTATTTTAGAAATGTCAGGTTCTGCATTACAAGATTTAGGATTATCAACAACTACTTCTTTTAGAGAAAGCAAGTTTGAAAATATTGCAGTAGACTTAACAACAATTTCAGGTATCACTGCAACAATTACAACAGGTGGTTTATTGACAATTCAAAGTTCAAATTCAAGTATGACTTTGGCTGGTACTGCATTAACAGATATCGGAATGACTGCTGGAACATATAATGCAAACAGTAATCCAACTGCACAAAGTGTTGCTAATCAAATCAATGCATTAAATATTGTAGGTGTATCAGCATCGTCTGTAGGTGGTAGTATAAAAATTCAAAGCAACAATGCAAACTTAGTAATAACAGAAGTAACCGCTGGTGCAATGGGTAGATTAGGATTTTCTAATACTACAGAAACAATAAATGCATTAGACAATATTGTTAACGATATAAACTCACAAGCATTAGGTTCATTAGCAAATACAGTGGCTTCAAAAGAACCTACTTCACAAAGACAACTACAAATTACAAGTCCACAATCAAGTATTGTTATTGAAAATGTAAATGGTAACCCATTACAAGATTTAGGAATAGTTGCAGGTACATATAGTAATACAACAACTACAAGTAGTTCAGCAAACGAATTTAAAGATTATATAAACTCACAAACTAATACGTTCAATGTACAAGTAACAAGTGATGGAAGAATGGTGTTTACATCAGGTAACGTTTCATTAAGTTTCAGTGGTACATCGCAAACAATGTTAGATAAAATAGGTTTATTCAGAGATTATACAAGTATCACAAGTAACGCAAACTTTAAAGCAATGCGTTGGAAGTCTGTACGTTTCACTCCTAACTTTCAATTTGAAACATTTGATGAGTTTTACGCAGACTTGGGATTAAATTCTCCTGCGATAATATGGGCAGACAAATACTTAGATGACACTTGGGCAGTATTACAACATACACAAACAGGCGCACTTTATATAAGACATAGACAAGCAGAAACAATCGAAGTAGATTATTTCAAACGTCTAATATTAAAAGATGGACAAAACTTTTACAATTATCAGTTATATGATCCACTAAATCTTAAACTACCAGGTACTATTATAAAGAACTTAGATTATATTACTTGGGAAGATCCTGCAGGTTATGATAACAATACAGATATTGATTTATGGCTTGATGAGAAGTTAGGTGTTACTTGGTGGGATACATCACTAGCACGTTACTACAGATACAATGATTATGGATATTCTAACAGAGTATTAAAAGAAGAATTCGTACAGAGATATTGGGGCAAGTTAGTTCCAGGTTCAGAAATCAATGTTAAGAAATGGACTAAAAGTGAAACACTGCCTGAAGGTGTTGAAACATTTACATCAAAAGTATATTTTGATACTGAAAGAAATAAATCTATCACAGAATATTTTTATTGGTCAGAAGAAGGTGATGAACCAACTGGTGGTAAAACTTTAAGTATTGCAGAAATAAAAATGCTTATTGAAAGTGGAGACATCAATAATAAGTTTATACCTATCTCCACTGACAAAATATTGATTAGTAACAATGCTTACATATTCGAAAATGAGACAGTTGAATTAACAGTAGAATACGAAGGTCAAGAAGAACCAGGAAGTCAACACGCAGATTGGTGTTTAATACAAGATTACCAAGAAGAACCTTTTGACTATCGTATTGGAAATCAAATGATTGACTCGTTAGCAAATATTGAATTTGCAAATACATATGCTCAAAGAGTAACACAAGCAATGTTAGGTGATCCTAATAATGCAGTTATCCCTGCTCCGTTACTAGATGCAATCAATTCTGTATACGGAGTAAACGCATCTATTGATGATACAGTTGTGACAGTTAACTCAAAAATTGTACTTGCAAGTTATTTAAGTTTTAATATTACAGGTAATCCAAATCAAGCACAAGTTTTAATCAGCAATCAACTTCCTATTGTTGAAGGTGATGTTGTTAGAATTTATAGAGTAGGACCAAAACCAAATAATTGGTTTAGTGATATAACAAGAGCAAGAGAAAATTTTGCTACATCGGCTAATAAGATTTTATCTAGTAAACATTTTACTGCACAATTCCCTGCATACAAAGATTATATTGATCCTGAAGATTTAGCATTTAGTTTAGGTGATTGGTATTTAACAGAAGAATACAAAGACATAAAAAGATTTGGTTATCTATCTACAACAAGACTATTTGATATGTTGAAACTATACAGACAAGATGGTATCAAATCATTTAAGTTAGAGTTGCCAACACACAATGAATTTTATGTAGAACACGAAGGTGCGTTAAGATTAGTTAATAGTTCTAAGAACGCATTACAATTATCTTATTCAGATATTGCGTTCCCAGAAAATTCAAACCAATATACACAATATTATGAAAATGCATTAGGTGTTCAAATAAAAGAATTTTTTGAGATGTTAAATTCATATGATGATGCAAAATATCAAAATATGATATTCTTTGATATGGTAAATTATATGTTTACAGAAAAGACACATCCAGATTGGATATTCAAAACAAGTTTCATTGACTTAAAACTATTCAATAGAAACTTAAGACAATATGCAATCTATCAACGTGATAGTTATGATGATGTAATTGAATATATCACAGAGGCAAAACCATATCATACTAAGATACGTGAGACAGAAAGAATTTATGGCAAAGAAGAAACTGCAAACATAACTGCATCAATCGATGAAAAGATGGAAATAAGCCTTGACTTTGGTAACAATTCAAGATATATTATTGGTGATACAATCGATGGCGGCGATGAAAGTGTTGCTGACCAAAGCAATCTTCCTCAAATTCAAGATGGTACTTATGACCAAGGAAGACTTCTTAGAACAAGATTTATTGCAACTGCTGAAACAGGTGGGTTCGATACAGGTCTTGTCACTGCAAAATTACTAGACTCGTCAATAGTATTTGTTGACCAGTTTACAGATAAGAACAAAACTGTACACGATAAGACAACAATGTTTGTCTATGATATGTACGGCAGAGGTTGGATAATAGATGTTAAAGACGAATCTACAGTACTATCATTTGATGGAACTGAAATGGTAGTCAATCAAGCATCTGTATTTAAAACAGCCTCAAAAACGAATAGAAAACTTATTGCACTAAGAAATGAAACTACAGGTAACATTGAAATTATGCAATATAGCAAGAAAGACAACACAAAATTAACTATTTCAGATAGAGGATTATATACAGGAATATCTACAGGATTAGGTACAACATCAAAAGCATACGTACTTGACACACCAAAAGAAATTGTTCTACAGGAGATGGACCAATAAAATAGTATATAATCAAAATATGATAAATAGATAAGATTACTAAGAGAGAATAATATGTTTAAAGAAAATATACGAACACAAGTAGTTGGAACACTGAAAATCTTTGATAAAGAGACAGGAACCGTACTTGTGGACAAGAAAAATGCGATACATCCTGGTAATATGGCGTACGTTTTGGGAGCCGCACTTGCTGGTAAGCCAACAAGTGTAAATTCTTCTGGCGCGGCACCGAGTATTAATTGGATGGCATTTGGTAATGGTGGAAGTAGTTCTACAACTACTCTTTCATACCGCTCTCCAAGAGTATTCACTACATATGATGGATTACCAATAACATCTAGTAATTCAACATTGTACTCCAAAACATATCAACAAGAGACTGTGAACACTGTTTACTACCCTGGTGAAGATATGGGAGGAGGGAATTTAGTTCCAGAAAATACATCAAAGATTAATTACAAAGTTGAAATGTCACATAATGACTATGAGGCAATGCAACAATTATCTGATCCGACGATTACTACTCCGTCGACGGATAGTTCTACTGATGCAAATAGTGTGCAGGCATTTACATTTGACGAGATTGGTCTTTTAGCAGGTGTTACGAACTCTGGTGTATTGGACGAGACTAAGACCCTGATGTTAACACACGTGACTTTTCACCCTGTGTTATTATCAGCAAATAGAACAGTTGTAATAGATTACACAATAACTATACAACTAACATAACTGATTTAGGAGTAAGTAAAAATGGCACAAGGTCAACCAGTTTCTGCTACTGATTTAGTCACACTGAGAGACACACTTAACAGTATCCTTAATGGTACAGGTGTGGGCGGTGGCTACAATCAATCGCACACAGTAGCGGCAAACCCAAATTCTGCCACCGAGATTGATGACGCATATCAAGATTCAATCTATTCAGCGGCGGCAAAAGTTGCGAATTATTATAACATTACTAACCCACTTACAGTTGTTGATGCTGGTGATGTAATTCTAGCATCCGCATATGTAGACGAAGCCGCAGGTTTCGTATCTGATATTTCAACAAGATTTGATAATCCTTGGGATTATTCATCTGGTTGGGACGTAACAGTGGGTAATGAAACATCACAATCACAGTCAGATTGGAACGGTTCGATTAGTCAAGAAGTTTCAGTTGCATTCACAGATGAAGCAACAATGAATGCTTGGTTTTCGGCAGGTGGTGAAATTAGAATTTCAGCATCACACAATGACACATCAAACAACCAACAAGGTACATCTTGGGAACAGTTAACGGCTGAACTAGGTATCTATCGTATTTCTTTACGTGACACAGATTCAACAAACGTTGATTCATCAACACGTAAAAAGTATTCAGACTTAGGCGGTTCATATGCAGAAATCAAAAAAGAATATGCAGATGACTCAGATTACAGTTCAAACTATATATCAATCGAGGCTTATAAAAACGGTGCAACAATTTATATCAAAACTACACTAGCAGATGCCCACGTGGCACGTTCTGGTTCTGGTTCTGGTTATGATGGACCGTGGTCTTGGACAGGTGCCGACCAGGCTGTTGGTACATCAACTGTGACAATTCAATCACTAAAATTGAGTAACACTAGTGGTTCAGTTAATATTACTAACCCTACATTCACAGTAACAGATAACCTATAAGATTGTTATCTTATATTAGAATGAGAGTATTAATATGGCGCCACAGAGTTATTTACTAGGAGGGAAGATACGAGCAGTCGATTTTAACGGTTTCGCAGATGATATAAACGAGATTGTTGGAATTGGTGCTGGTGATTCAGGCTATGGTCAGAACCAACTAGTAATTGCAAATGTGGCGCCTGGTACTAAGATTAATGCATCTCATATGCAGGATCTTTTAACTGCACTTAAGTTTGCAGGTAGACACCAAGCAACAACTATTCAATCTCCAGAAGATAGTAATGATCCAGGTTTCCCTTCAGCAGGAGACCTTGTAGAATTAATTCCAAACTTAGTAACTGATATTGAAGATGTACGTTCAAACAAGTTAAACTTTGACTTGGCGTATATGACACTTGAGTCAAACAAGTGGTCAGATGGTAAACAGTTTGGGGCTCCAGGCAATACTTCTGGTTTACCCCTTTGGCAAGGTAATGTATATTGGGAATTTTCAGCCGCATTTGGTAGCGAAGATGCTAGAAGACATTTCTTCAATACAGGTGGACAAATAAGAATTGATACATCTCTAACAAGTTATGATTCATCTCACAATCAAAGTGTACAATGGAATCAACTTCTTTCAAGTATCGGTGCAGTAAAAATATCACATAACCTTACTGAAAGTCCAAATTCTGTAGGTACACCAGGTCAAGGATTTACATCTTTGTCTTCAACATATTCATTGTTATATACAAAAGGCGGAACTGGATATTATTCTGCTAACAAATTAAATATATATGGCAGACTTAATGGTACACAAAGTATAGATATCAAAGTAGAATTTGATGATGGATATCCTGCAATGGATCCAACAGACCCATATTCTCAATTATATGTACAAAATTACTACGTAGGACAAGACTACGTAGATGGAAATCTACAAGCACAAGTGGATATTCTACGTGCAGACGACCAAGACGCATCAGGTAATGGTGTAGTCATTATTTCTCCAAGTTTTTCACATATTGCACAACTTTAGGCTTGACATTCACCTTATTTTTTAGTATTATAGAAAGAATATAAGGAGAATAACCATGTCAACAAAAACGGATATTTCGCCTTCAGACAAAGACGTTGAAAGGCTTGAAAAAGCATTGGAGTTTTCGAACACAATGCAAACATTTAATCTCAATAAGAATAACTTAAAAATTAAAACTCAGAACCTACTTAACTATAGCAATAGTGGTGGTTCTTTCAATGTAAATCAATCATTGATTAGTTTTATGCATATGATTGTTCAATCTGGAAAAACAGAAGTTGTTATCTTAGATAAGAACGATATTCCAATTAAGGTTGAAGATACTGCAAAGTTCTTAGAGGATATATCTAGTTTATATTTTGAATCAATTAATGAATATTACAACGACTATCAGAAGTTGAAAAGTTCAAGAAAAGTAGAGAAGGTTCTAGAAATATAATATGAGCAAAGGTATTGTAATCTTTGCATCTAATAATGGACTAGTCGATTATATCAAAATTGCTTGTGCTAGTGCAGGATTTGTTAGAAAGAATTTATCAAAGTTTGATGAGATTTGTTTAATAACAGATTCAAAATCACAAAAAGCAAATAAAAGATTAATAGACAAATATTTTGACAGGACTATTATTCAGGATGCTTCCCAATCACATCCAAACATAAGATTATTTAAGGATACTTATGAAGATTCAAACTATGCACCTTTTATCAATATGGGTAGAAGTGACATATATGAGTTATCTCCTTATGATGAAACTCTGGTCATAGACGGTGATTACTTTGTAATGAGTAATACACTAGACCAAGTATGGGGTAGTGAAAACGACCTTATGATTAATTGTCAGTATAGGGATGTTTCTGGTAGACATGGCGGCAACATTTCCTATATTGACGATTTTTCAATTCCTATGTATTGGGCAACTGTCTTCTATTTTAGAAAATCTGAATATACTGAAAATCTGTTTTACCTTATATCACACATTAAAGAAAATTTCAGATACTATTATTTTCTGTATAATTGTACAGGTGGACAGTTGTTTAGGAATGATTTTGTTTTTTCAATGGCAATTCATATCTTGAATGGTAGAGTGGATTCAAAAGTACCTGCTCTTCCAATTGAATATCTAAATAATAGTTTTGATATGGATGATGTGTTTAGAGTAAATTCAAGTAATGATATTATTTTGTTTTGTGCAAAGCCAGAAAAACTAACATTACACAATCTTGCTAGATTTACTAATACAGATTTACATATTATGAATAAGAAAGGTATCGAAAGAAATATTGATACTTTCTTAGAAAAAGGACAAACGTTATGAGTAGAGGCTATATAGCAATAGCACAAAATAGTAAAGTAGATTATTTGAAACTTGCGTATGCCCTTGCTTTGAGTTTAAAGGCAACACAAAAAGAAAATCAGTTTTGTGTTTGTGTAGATGAAGATACAAAATCTGCAATGCCAGACAAGTATAAAGAAGTTTTTGATTATGTAGTTGATATTCCTTGGAATGATCCTGCAAAAGGTGACGTTTGGAAGATACACAATAAATGGAAGTATCCACATATGACTCCTTTTAAAGAAAGTATTATTTTAGATACAGATGTTGTTTTTACTCAACCTGTAGACCAATGGTGGGATTATCTATCAAAGAAAGAAGTGTGGGCTTGTACAAATGTAAAAACATTTAGAAATGAAAATGTAAAAAGTGATTACTATAGAACAAAGTTTACAGAATTAGAGTTACCTAACATCTATAGTAATTTTACATACTTTAAAGAATCACAAACTACATTTGAATTGTTTAGAATGATTGAAATCATTATGACACATTGGCACGTATATTATGATAAGTTTTTAAAAGGTATAGGTCAAAACTGGATGAGTGCAGATTTGGCATATGCACTAGCAATTAAATTATTAGATTTAGAAAACGAAGTTTGTGATTATGATATTAAAGACGTTCCTACTTTTGTACATATGAAAAGTTATATACAAAATATTGCGTCAACAAAAATATCAGGTATATGGACAGAAAGTATTCCTAGTGAACTAGGATCAGACTTAAAAGTTAGAGTGGCTAACTATGAACAATCTCTACCTTTTCATTATGTTGAAAAAGAATGGATGACAGATGACAAGATAGAAAAATATGAGAGGACATTAGGTATATGATAAGTGTAAAAGAACCTACAGAAACTACTCGTATTGTAAATTTTGATGACAACGGAAACATACTTTCTATTTCATCAACTATCGATGAAGATAAGAAACATACATATTTTGAAATAGAAGATATAAAACCTTTCTTAGAAGGTGTAATAAAAATATCGGACTTTAAAATAGTTAAAATTCCTGATAGTGTTTTTACGTATGAGATTAAAAGAACGAAAGTAGATATAAAACAAAAGAGTAAAGAAAACCAATTAGTAAAAATTGAAGAATATGATAATGCAGATATTGACATAACATATGATGGTGAAACAATTTCTTTAAAACCAAGTGAAGATTTAAAAGCGAAATCAGAAGTAGATGCTTCACAAAGTGTTACAGTTGCTGGAAAAACTAAACATATGTTTTTTGTTACGTACAAAGATAGACCAGACTTTTTAATAAAAACACTATCTATACCATTTGCTAAATTGTTAAGTGATGGTGTAGATGTTAAATTCGAATATAATAAATATGATATAAGTATCTATACACAAAAGTTTTTAGATACATATTCATTCAGGAGAATTAAATGACAAAACTTGAAGTAGGCGAGTTAGACATATTTTATATTAGTTATGACGAACCCGAAAAAGAAAAACATTGGGCAGACTTAATAAGTAAATTTCCTTTTGCTAAACGTGTTGACGGAGTAAAAGGATTTGATAATGCACACAAAGAATGTGCTAGACAAAGTGACACTGAAAGATTTATAAGTGTTGATGGAGATAATATCGTAGATGAAAAATTCTTTGATATAGAGTTATCATTTCCAGAAGGCACAGACTTGAGTAATTCTGTTATATCTTGGTGTGGTAAAAACGTAGTCAATGGTTTAGTATACGGCAATGGTGGTATCAAATGTTGGCCTGTTGACTTAGTTCTTAATATGAAAACACACGAAAATGCAGATGAAGAAACTAAGAAAGTAGATTTTTGTTGGGACTTGAATTATATACAAATGAATAACATTTATTCAACTGTACATAATGCTGGCTCTCCATATCAAGCCTTTAGAGCAGGATATCGTGAAGGTGTTAAGATGTCTTTAGATGAAGGTAAAGTAGTCAAACCAAATGAATTTAAAAAGAGAATATGGCCTAAGAACTACGAAAGATTAATTACTTGGCAAAACATAGGTGCAGATATAGATAACGGTCTATGGGCAATCTATGGAGCGAGATTAGGATGCTTTGATATCAATTTGAATCCTGACTTTCTATTAGAAAGTATTTCAAGTTTTGATTGGTTCAAAGAACATTTTGATAATGTACTTTTCCCTAAGTTTGAGGGAGGAGATATGAAGTGTGAGAAAACTAAACTAACTTGGGATTACGAGAAATTGTATGATGCGTGTTTAGATACAGGTGATATACTTGTTAATAAATTAGATTTAGAACTTTGCGATCCAACTCCTGAAGTCGGAAGATTCTTTAAACGTGTTTATACAAACCCACCTAGAGTTGCAAATCCATTAGCAACTGAAAAGCAGACTGGTTGGGACAAGTAAAGATGATATGGCGAATTATGATGACGATGCAATAGTAACCAGGGATAAATTAAATTCTCTATCGCCATCAATGTGTATGGCAAAATGGTTACAAGTGAGTTTGCATTTACCACAAGGTAGAACACATAGTTGTTATCACCCGCCAACTCACCCTATACCATTAGAAGAACTTAAAAAAGATCCTAATGCGTTACACAATACTACATTCAAATTAGAAGAACGTAAGCAAATGAAATGTGGCACTCGACCTGAAGGGTGTCAATATTGCTGGAACGTTGAAGATGCCCCTAACGCCCCGAAAGGTGGTAGGTTGAGTGATAGGCATTATCGCTCAAGTGAATGGTGGGTTAAAGATGCCTGGGACGAAGTAGTAAATAATCCTTGGGATCATAACATAACACCAAGATATGTAGAAGTTAATTTTAATCAGGCGTGTAACTTTAAATGTAGTTATTGTTCTCCTCATTTGTCAACGGCTTGGGAAGATGATGTAAAGAAACACGGTGGATTTCGTTTCAGTAATGGCACAGGTCATAATGATATAGATTACTTGCGTAAGACTGGTTTGATGCCATTAGAAGTAGCACGTAAAGATAATCCTTATATCGAAGCATTTTGGAAATGGTTTCCAATGATATACAGAGACTTGAAAGTTTTTCGTATGACAGGTGGTGAACCATTAATGGATAGCAATACATTTAAAGTATTTGATTATGTAAATGAAAATCCAAATCCATTTCTTGACTTAAGTATTACATCAAATATGTGTCCTCCACAAGATAAACTATTCGATAAGTTTATTGATAAGATTAAGTCTTGTGAAGAAATTCGTGTATGGGAAGATCCAAAAAGATTTAATCCAGATAGTGGCAATCACTGGTATGTCGCACCTGCATACAAACATTTTAGTTTATATGTTAGTGTTGATGGTGTAGGCAAACAAGCAGAATATATGCGTGATGGATTAGACTTTGATAAAATGTATAATAATTGTCGCAGAGTATTACGTGAAACAGATGGAACTGAAATTTCTTTTATTAATACTTTTCAATTATTGAGCATACCAAATCTACGTGGATTTTTACAGATGGTATTAGATTTACGTGAAGAATTTGGATATGAAAATCAAGAAGATAAAATTATACAACCACCAGACTATAATGGTTTCAAACACCCACCTTTTGTTAGAAAGAAAAGACAAAGAGTTTGGTTTGATATCCCTTATCTAAGATATCCTGACTGGATGACAATTCAGTTAGCAGATCCGACATTACTTGATACTATACAAGATAATATTAACTTTATGAAAGATAATGTTTTAGAGAATGACTTATATGGTCGAAAGTACACAGGTTTTAAGAATTATGAAGTATTAAAACTTGAACGTGATTTGGCGTGGGCCAAAGAGGGGATAAATATGACAGATGACGAATTAAGTACACATCTTATTCGTTTTTATGAATACTTTAAACAATACGATGAAAGAAGAGGTCTTAATTTCCTAGAAACTTTCCCTGAAATGACTGATTTCTGGAATGAGGCAAAAGAAGAATACGAGGCAAAATATGGGTAGAAAACACTGGGAAGGCGAAACACTTCACCAATACAAAAAACGTATGATAGATCCTGTCAGTACGTCTTACTGTGCGGCGAAGTGGTATAACGCAACTATCTGGTTAGGTCACGGACAAACTGCTAGTTGTCACCACCCACCTGGTCATTGGATTCCACTAGAAGAATTAAAAGATAATCCTACGGCTATTCATAATACAAAGCATAAAAAACTTATGCGTAAGTATATGCAAGAAGGCAAACGTCCTGCAGAATGTGAATACTGTTGGAAAGTTGAAGATATGGGTAAAGACCATATTTCAGATAGAGTTTTCAAAACAGAAATATTTAAAGATGAAGATGTCGAAAAGAGTGCTAATATGCCTTGGGACGATAATGTAAATTTACGTACATTAGAAATTTCATTTGACCGTGCTTGTAATCTTAAATGTTCATATTGTAATCCAGCATTCTCAACTGCTTGGGTTAAAGATATAAACACATATGGTGCTTATCAAAATATACAATCAGATGGTAGAGGACACTTTGTAGATACTGCTCCTTGGGCGGCTCCTGTGTCTAAACAAGAAGAAGACAATCCGTATATTCAAGCATTTCATAAGTGGTGGGAAAGTGACTTAGCAGATTGTTTAGAAGAAATTAGAATTACAGGCGGTGAGCCTATTATGCATAGAGGTACTTGGAAACTATTCGATTGGTTTGAAAAGAATCCTGATAGAGGTAGAAATATGCGTTTCGCAATTAATTCAAATCTATCTCCTGAGAAACCAAAAGTATTAGACAAACTTATTGAAAAGTCTTGGTTTGTTCCTAACTTTGAAATCTATACATCAATGGAAGCAACAAAAGAACAAGCAGAATATATACGTGATGGATTGAATTATGATTTATGGAAATCAAATATTCATCGTGTATTAAAAGAATCAAATGTGAAAAAGTTACATATGATGATGACTATTAACTCATTGTGTTTAGTTACTATTACAAACTTTATGGATGAGATGCTAGACTTGAGAGAAGAATACGGACAACGTGCGCCTACTATGACTTTAAATATTTTACGTTTTCCTTCTTTTCAAAGTGCCGCAATATTGCCAGAACATATTAAAACTTTTTATAAAGACAAATTAGAAAGATGGTTTATATCAGACAGACCGCAGAGAAAATTAACAGAGGGCGAAAAAGCAAGTGTACAAAGATTAATTGATTATCTTGATATTGTAAAAACTCCTCACAAGAATACTGCGGAAACTCCAAAACTATATAACGATTTTAAAGCATTCTTTTCACAGTTTGATGTTCGTAGAGGTCACGATTTCAGAGAAGTATTCAAGGGTCCTATCGCAGATTGGTATGATACTATAGATGCTAAAGCACCTACACCAGAACAAATCAAATCAAAAACATTTGTTCTTGAAGTTGGTGACAGAGCAGGCGACCCTGCAACTACAGAATCATACGAAGGTGGTGATGATGCACACGAAAAAGCAGGTGTCGGTGGTTGGGATACTGATAAAGATGCTTTGGGTGGTGTAATCGTCAATGAGTAATTTCTGTCCATTAGTAACAAATAATCTTGAACTTACTACAAAAGGTGAGGCAACTCCTTGTTGTATTAGTTCTAAAAGATTTACTATTAATGGAGAAAAAGCAAACGCACATTATCATACAATTACAGAAATACTTAGAGACAGTGATAGACAAGACTGGATCAAAAACTTTGATGACTACTATCAGACAGATTGTAAACAATGCTATGAAGTTGAACAAACAGGTGGCGAAAGCAAAAGACAAAGAGAAATAAAATTATGGACAAAGAACTTTAGATATAAAAAGAATTCTCTACAAGCAATAGATTTAAAAATGGGGAATACTTGTAACCTTGCTTGTGCTATATGTGGTTCACACTCTAGTTCTAAATGGGGAAGTATAGACAA